TTTTCTTGATTTTGAATATTGCGTAAAGCACTCAAAACCAAATCTCTATCTTGCGGTGACATGACAAAGCTCATGGTTACATAATCACCCACTGAGCCTATCACATCAGAATCAACTGAATCTGAGTTTTCCTTGTCAATCATATCATTAAGGAACTCAATATCACCAGTGGATTGGGTGATTTCTGTTGTTGCCCATAAGTGCTTGAACGCTTCTAAATCACCGCCCTCAATAAGAGCCATTTCAGCCTCTAACAAACCATCATCCCATGTTGTTAATTCATTCAATTTATTGTCTAAAATGCGAAACGCTTTTATTTGATCAATAGTTAAATTATCTGAAATTTTAATTGGTACAGTTTTCATCCCCAGCTTTTTTGCCGCAAGGAATCTTGTGTGACCCGCAATAATTACATAATCACCATCAACCACTATGGGCTGTTGCCATCCAAAACTTTTGATGCTGTCTGAAACTGAGTTAACCGCCGACTCAGATATGACTCTTGGGTTGCCTGTGTATGGCTTTACATCTGTAACTGGCACTTCTTTGATTTCCATGAATCACCCCATTTTGGGATAGACTACATCAAAACCTTATAAGATGCAAATACGAAAGGGGGGCGACCAAACCCCCCTTTCTAACCACGAAAACCAAATGCCTTGGGAGCATATTTGGCGATCATGAACATAATATCACCTAATCACTGTCTGTCCAGTAGTTTTGAACCACCTGATTATCAACCTCCTCATAAACGTGCTTTGCTAAATTGTACTTGAAAAAGCACTCACCGATATTGCCATATAGACCCTGTTCCCTAATCTTGCGGGTAATTACTCTCGTTTCATCAGTTTCAAAGTCTCTATGAATAACAAGCCCCACATCTGCCATATTGTTCCAATGGGCTGACCCACTGACATCATACAAGCTAGGCGGCGGTATAATTCCCTCTTGCGTTCTCTGCATCTTGGCGGGGTGAGCAACCATCCACATTGCAACCTCATGTGTCCGACAAAACTGCTTGCATCTGCTTATCAAATCTCGGATATGCTCATCCTCTCTTTTGTTGCCATCCCTAGTTGCATCAATCTCATTGTATGGATCAATTATAATTCCTTTAACCCCATGCCTTAAACAAGCGGCTCTAGCCTTGGCTAGAAGCCAATCAATGCTTGGTATAGATTCCTCTGCTTCGATAAAGTGAAACCTGTCATCAAGAAACAGCATTGCCTCAGTCAATTCTTCCTTGCTCATTCTATGGCTTGGTCCAACATCAAACGGCTTGGCTATCACCTTCTCTGATAACCGCCGTATATGGTTGGCAGTGCTATGCTCTGGTGAGAATATAGCAAATTTCCAACCGCTGTCCTTTGCCAAATTCACCGCAAGCTGGTCTATAAAATTTGATTTGCCGTGATTAGGAACCCCAGTGACAACCGCAAATGTGGCTGGCATAACCTTGTAAATTGCATCTAATGTTTTAAACCCTGTGGATAACGCTTTCTGCACATTGCCATCATAAATATTGAAAACTTCTTTTTCATAATCCCTGACAGTGTATAATCCGTCTATGGGGTGTGGAGCCGCCAATTCTATGATCTCCCTTAACACATCGGCTCCATGCTCCACTAAACACTCATTGGCATCCTTACATTGTATGTCGTTATTGTTTGGGTATTCTATTGTCCAGCAACGGTCTTTGCCAAAACGGTGTATCAATTCCAGCTTCAACGCTTGCCCCGCCTCATCTGCATCAACTGCTATGATGACCTTCTCCGCTTCATGCAACCATTCGCAATTCTGCAACGCTTGAAATCTTTTATCGTGTTCATCAAACTTGGCTGTCTTGGGTGCGCCATCTGGCAATGTGACTGCATATATGAAACCAGCTTCCCACATGGAAAGCACGTCCATTTCGCCCTCAACAATGATAACCTCTTTTCTTTTGGTATGCGCCCAGTGTTGCTTAACGCTATCAATGTTAAATAACGTGCGTTCCGCTCCGCTCTCCTGTCTGAATTTTTTATCCTTGCTTCTGTATTTGACGTTCACAAGTGTGTTGTCTTTATGATAAGGGAACGCATAACAGGGTTCTTCTCCATCTCCGAACCAACTGTTTGTTCGCGTAATCTGAAACGCTCTTATTGTTCGCTCACTGATCCCGCGCCTTTTGAACCAATCAATCATAGGCTGGCTTGAGTCACCTTGCATTGGCAAAGGTTTCGGTCGCTTGTATTCCACTGGCCTAACATATTGCCCATCAGGTTTATAGTTAGCCCCAGCGACAGCCCCAGCCCATTCGCAATGATGGCATTTCCAAACCGCACCGCCATCAGGCTCTATCGTTACTGAAAGGCATTGGTCTGTTTTGTTGCGTCTTGTGTGCGAACATTCTGGACAAGTGGTTTTATGATCCCCATCTTTCCAGTTGCGTAGCTGTATTTTATTATCAATTAATTTTTGCATAATCTATCCCGCCAATTGGTTTCTATTCGTGGTTATGGCTTGCGCCTCTACTACAGTTTCCCAACGCCGCTGATTCAGCCAAGTGGTCGCGTGGGGAATGTATTTCTTATCCTTACCATGTGTGGTGGTCTTAAATCTACAGGTGGCTAAAAATAAATCTCTAACCCCTATCTGCCCATCCGTTGCTTGCTTCCATGATTCATATGCTTTTGCTTTTGAGCCATCATTGCGCGGGTACACGTTCCACCATTCCAAAAAGTCAGGTGCATATTTGTCACCCCTCTTTGTATTATTTTTTTGTTTAACTCTGATAGTATTGGGGGGCATATTTGTCACCCCCACCCCCGCAATATTGTCACCCCTACTCAATTTTAGAGTGTAAGTATTGCTGGTCTGTTTGCCGTCATCATTATACCTAGCCGTCACCTCAACCATACCATCCGCCACAAGGCTCTTAATCGCCCTCTGTATGGTGCGTTCATCACAGCCGCAAAGCTCTGATAGCTTTTTGTATGAAGGGTAACTTGAAAAATTCTCATCCGCATAATTGGCTATCATAATTAAAACCAATTTAGCGGTCGGATTTTGGCATCTTGCCTTTGCCGCTAAACCTACTGCATCCCAACTCATGTTCATATCCTCTGGTCATTCGTGGTGCAACCACCATAAACCAAGCCAATATTTTATCGCAACATTTTTTTCATTTATTTTGAATAAAGGTGTTGACATTGGTAAACATGCCCCCTATATTATCAGTATAAGCAATTAACCACGGAGATTAAAAAATGGATTTTATACAGGTAGCAAAAGATTTTCCAGCTTGGGATGTAGTAGATTTTGATGGCACTAATATTGGAGTGGCTACTAATTTTTCAGGCGAGGGTTTCGTAGTTACAGTAGAGGCTGATTTTACATTTGGCGCACCGCGCACATTAGAAGAACCAAATGTAGAATCACTAGATGCTTTTCGCTCAATAGTTGCCTCATGGTTATTAAATCTTAAAGCTGAATCAGGGGGAGAGGCGTAAGCCTCCCCTTTACAACCACGGAGAAAAAAATGACTGATTATATTAGAGCCGCGACCCTTGAAGATATGGCACAAGCCTACAGCGATGCCTTCAAGGAAGTCCACGGTGTACGGCCTCGACATACAGAGAGTTGGACATTTGAAGATTACGCCGCAAGATTGCAAGGTTTGCGGATCATCGCAGATGAAGATAGGCGGCGTGAAAAAGCTGAGAGGCTTGCCGCTATCAATGCCACGCTAAAAGTTGGCGCACCTGATTTTGAAACAGCGCAACGATGGCTTAAACAGGCTGGCACTCATTGGGAGTATGTATGATGATGTTAGCTTTCAAAATTACTATGGGCGTATTGGGGATGGCAATGTTCTGTTCACTCCCGATACTATTTTTCCTCTAAACCACGGAGATTAAAATGATTGAAGATAATGAACCAAATTTAGCAAATACGTTTTTAGCGGCATTGGCGCATCCAGAACGTGGAATACACAATTACAAAAAAGGCAGATATTCTGAGGGCAACCGCCGATTATTGCAGCGAACCATGATTGATGCACAACGATTTGTGCTTGATAAAAAACTGGTTGAGCATTGCGCTTATTCCAGCTTGGACA